GGCCACTTGAAATTGCAATAAGCAAAGTTTTTATATACCGATGGATTTGGTCTCCCCCACCGGGACGCGAGCCTTAAAGGCAAGCGAATAGCTCTTTCGCGATCGAGCTTGACGCAACGCTTCTCAACTTAGCAGAGGGCAGTGGTGACAGCAGTAGAAACCGGTATCAAGAACAGTGCCATGGAAAGGAGGCAACCCGCGCCCTCTCGAGCGCGGGGAAACCTGATCCCAAAACGGCAACCAGGGGCCAAATTTTACGTAAGACCAATACGGCGGTAGTCATCAAATTACAAAAGCGCGCCAACCGGTTTATTTTGTTTATATGACTCAACAGAGGCCGTCTAGCGACTTGAGAGTTAACATAATTCACGGGAGGGAAGCCTGATGAAAACCGCGGCGGCGGCCCTCCAGCTTAAGAAGCAGCCGCCGCCAAAATACCGTAGTTTTTCGCGCAACAAGAGTGCGCTCAGCAGACCCTTCCAGCTTAAGAAACAGGTCTGCTCATCGCCGTGCTGAAGCACAGGCGGAAAGGGGTCGATGGGGTGAAATAATTTACACGCGAATTGCCGACGCTTTATATTTAAGGGCACTCAAGGTGCGTGAGAGACGTGCTAACCGGGACATTTCAATATTACACCGCCCGGACACGAGCACGCACACAAGACAATTACTGTTTATGAAACTCAAACTCCGGTCAAGGATAACGCCTCACAGGGATTTCTCACCCATGAACAACGCAAGTCGTACAGCACTGTTGTCCGCAGTCATACTCGGTAGACCAAACCCAGGCTTAGGATAGCCCACGGTTAAACACGCCCCCCACTACTCTTTATCGCGCCGACGCAAAGCATGTAAGCAGGTAGACACAAAACTGGCGAAAAGAAGAAAAATCAAAACAACAACCACAAATGAATAAATCCACTGCAGTCAGCGCTTGCGGCGCGCAATCTTAACGCGCCTCTTGGCCGACTTGACCCGAACCGATCGGGCAGACGAAGCTCGCGAGCGCACTGAGCGAACACTCGAAGCGCGCCGCGGTGCAACCCGCTCAACCACGGCCTCCGTAACCCGCGACGGCTCATATGCCTTCGTGAGACGATCTGCCATGTGGCTAATCCCTTGCCCCGCCAGTGGGGCCAAGCTACCAAGAGCACGGCCCGCAATGGGAGCAAGGAAAGGAAGCACCTTACTCGCAATGTTAGTCAACATAGGAATAAGAGTGCCGAACAGGTTATGCTTCGCTGCCATGCAGGTAGGGGCCTCACCCGCCAACGCGTAATACGCAGCCATCGCAGTGGGCTCGTACTTCAGCGATGGCTTGGTGAACTGCCGGGATGGAGACGCGTCAGTCGGCATGAACTCAACGTTCACAACCGTCTTGAGGGTGAGGGTCTGCAGCGGATGCATACCCCGAAGAATAATCACCCCCCACGTACAGCGCGAGTCGAAATTCGTAGAGAACGATTGCACCTGAGAGTTGGCGGTAGCCGGTAAGCCTTGCGGCCACGGCGCGTAGCCCAAATTCAGGGTATTCGCGATGCGGAACTGCGACCCAAAGGTATATGGGGCGTTCAACGCCAAACGCGGCGGGAGTGCCAAGCACGTCGTCGTAGTGCCGAGCACATCCCAACCCGAAATAATAGCTCCCGCGACGAAATCTTGGCTAGGGCCAGTTAAGCGGTGCACGGTATACACGCCCTCACGCACTGGGGCAGTGTAAATCGACGGAGTCATCAACTCCATCGTGTTCTCATCGAGAGGCAAATCCACGTCCTCGAGCGACACAGCAGCGTAATTCATAAACGTGCCGGTCAAATTGACAGTCGTGCCCAAAGGTTGATGGCGTGGAACACGCGCATACTGACCCGCATACACCGTGCCTTGGTTGTACAAGTCTGAACCAGACGAGTACAACGTTGCACTGCGAGCGGTAGTACGCCAACATGCCGGCTGCTCGGCACTAAACGCAGACTGGAACGGCCCTGCGGCTGCCCAGGCTGGTGCAGTAGTTGACGTAGTAACTTCCATAGCATTGAAATTCAGGGTGGACACCAAAGGCACCGTCAGCACTTGGGATGAGGCGACGATGCCGGTGGTGCCACCGGGCGCATAGGTAGCGGTGGCGAAATTGGTACCCGTAGGTCCATACGCCACAATCGCTGCCGTAGTATCGGATGGTGGAAGCAATATGTACGCGTCCCAGTTCGCCGTATTGATAGACGTTGGGCATGACAGCACGAGGGTGTTCTTGTACTCTGGATTGATAGAATCAACCTGAACAGCATCGGGAATCGTGGATGGTGCGCCCCAAACGGGGTGCATAGCCTTAGCGACCCAATGCGCGGCATTGGGTGAGAGGGAAAAAGACTTAAGTTTCGCCTCAAGTTGCGCACTGTAAGCGCCTTCAGCAGCCATAATAATCTCGTAAAGAAGTAAGACCGTGGAATCAAAATAAAAACGTAAAAATTTACTGACGAACTAGTGGCGTAAATCACTATCTAAGCGCCTACAAGGGCGGTCAGCGGCCGGTCCGCCAGCTCAGCACAGTCGATCGAGACAATGCGATCCAGAACCGGATGCGACAAAATGCCGACACGCCCAGCGTTTTCACGAAAAAGAGATTCCACGGCCGCGATCTCGTCGGGCGATATGCCATACCTGTCGCACACTGCAGCAGTAGGCACATCAAGCCCGGCGCCGACCTTCCAAACTTTCAACCGTTTGTCAACCAAAGCCCAGTTACCAAGCGCCGTACTCCCGGCGTCATAATGCGCGTCCAAAAACGCGCCGACGACAGGCATGCGAGCGCAAACTGGGCGAAGCCCCAACACGATAGCGTTCAAGTATTTCTGGCGATATTTCTTCGGCGGGGGTTTTACAGTCCAAAACAAACGGGCCAACAAACGGCCAGGCTTGGGTGTAAAACACCAGCCACTCTCGATAGGCATCCAAATGCCAGAGACGAAACTAACATCGCGTGCATCACAAAACTTACGGTACTCAGGAAGAATGCCAAGCGCCCGCTCGTGTTCAGCAAAAGCCGCTTCATCGAAATCGCCATCAATGGCAACCAACAAATCGTCACCTGCGGCGATAACATCGCCACGAAGAGACATACGGCGCATAACTTCACAAGCGATGGCAATGTTGACCAAGGAGTTTCCCATGGTAGTATCATTGTGGCCTGACTTAACAGTACCCGTGAGCTTATACTTCATCGGCCCACGTGCCACATTACCACGAACCTTAAACCCTTGCCTCACAAACTCGACAAACTCCGCGCCAGCACAAGCGTAAGCAAGTAATCGCACTTCCAAGTGCGCCGCCTGCATGGTAGCATCCCAAGTCTTCCCGTCGCGCTCATACCAATAAACACTGGAATAATCAGCCTGGACATCACACATCCATTGGCCCAAAGCGCGCGCGTTCAACCCGGAAGCGAACGTCGCTCGAATACCGGGGAACACCTCGCGGCGTTGGAACCACTCAGTCCACGCCTTTTGGAGCGCGAAAAACGCAGGCCCATGCAAGGCCTGCGCGGAAAGGCTGTCATGATACTGGATGAGCCGCGGCTTCGTCGGCATCGAATGCCCTTGTTCGCGCTTGACCATCGCTTTGACCCTCCCCGGCCGGGGCGGTTCATTAGCGATCGAACGAGCAAAGGCACGTTGCCGTGCCATCGGCCACTTCCCCATCCAAGCATCATGCCACCGCGCACTATAATCTACAAACATACTCTGTATCGGTAAAAACACATTGTTCAAATACTCTGAAAACGCATCAAAATTTGAGGTAAAAGGGGGTGCGGCGACGCCATGACGATGGCAAAGCGCGCGCTCCGCATTACACGGGCACGTCTTACAGACAAACGAAAGACCAGTCACTAAGCCCATACACGTGGCTCCGACCTGGTCCTTGTCACACGGCCCCTCCTTAACAGAAGGGTCCGACCGTATAATTTCATTACCTGGACCCAAAAGACTACGGTCCCCACCTCCAAAACACACACAATTAGTAACAACAACGGGTAGAGAATTAAAACCTGGGACAAGTATAACACCCTGAGCCGAATCAATCTTGCCATTAACTACTTCCACTATCGCTTGGGGCGCGTCCTGCTAGCAGGTGTTGCCGCTGCGGATCGACGCGCGCATCGCCTTGTAGCGCTGATAGCGCAACTTCGCACGACGCGCAGCCGACACACCGACGGCGACAGCACCGACACTTACGACGCCAACACCCGCCATCAGAAGACCGACCCCGCTAGCAGCCGTCACCCCCATGGCGCCGACCAAACAAACTTTGGTCGCGACCAAACCTCCCACAGACCCGACAGCCCCCGCAGCCAACTTCTCTTTCCACCACGACTCTTCAACGGTGATCGCACGACTCATCTCCCCACGTGCCTCCCCGCTACCATGCAACAAGGCTTGCGTCTCCATGAGCGCGGGCAGTTCGCGTACGTATAGCCGAACGGCTTCGTCAGCGCGAACCTCCGCGACACGGCCGACAGCCGCAATCTTGGCGGAAGCAACGACGTTACAACGACGAATCGAATCATCATCAACGCCGCAATCGGGGGGGTGAGTGAGGAAAGTGCTGTGCATCAACATCGTTGCCCGTTCAAGATGCTTATCTGGCTCCGGAGGTTCTTCAACCTCACGGAAACCCTCTTCCTGGGCGGGCGGAGTTGTGGGATCGAGTGGTGCAGGTGGCTCGCGTCGCCAAGGCCAAGGTAAGTCATACGACCTGGCCAGCGAGGGTGGG